TAAAACGATCCATGTAATTGGGTTGGTGAGTAAAGCCATGCTCATGGCACGTGCTGCCATAGCGACCACACCAAATGCACGACCAACCATCATCATTGGACCAAAAACAGCAATTAAACCAATGGATAGGGCAGACAGACCACCTACAATGGCAATGGCACCAATAGCAATTTTGACTAAACCGGATGACAGACCAGGGTTCGCCTGTGACCATTTTTGAACGGCACTCATGACACCATTAAAGCTGCCAATCATAGAATTCACACCAGGTAATAAAACATTACCAATGGTGATGCCTAAGGCTGCCATATGGTTCTTGGCCAATTGAATATTGTTGGCTGTTGTGGCTGCTCGAGCAGCATATTCAGCTTCCATCGATCCAGCATAGACTTTGGCATCTGACACAGCGTTTAAGTTCTTTTTGAGTGTGTCTAGACCTTGTGAATATTGCATCACAATAGGCAAAGCTTCAGAGCCAAACAGTTCATTGGTGATCGCCACCTGTTCATGTTTTTCGAGTTTTTGAATGCCCTCGATGACTTTCGCCACAGTCGCTTCAGCATTTTTTTGCATGTCTTTGGAGACTTGAACACTGTCCAAGCCCAGTTTTTTAAATGCTGCAGATTGCCCTTTGGTGGCTGATTCACCTTTGGTCAAGGCTAGAATCATGTTTTTGATACCGGTTGCAGCCACATCTGGTTCAACTGATGTCAAAGATGCTGCCATGGCTGCAATACTGCTTGATGCAAAACCACCGACTTCACCTAAGGCACCAATACGCTGAACAACTTCCATGATCTTGTCAGCTTTGTTGGGTGATGTGTTGCCTAGGTAATTGATGCGGTCAGCCAGTGCGACCACTTGTGGCTGTGTGAGTTTGAATGCTGCACGCATTTCAGCCATGCTTTGACCTGCCTGATCTGCAGTGATGTCAAATGCCACACCCATTTTTACAGCGGATTCAGCAAAGCCAAGTAACTCATTTTTAGCAATACCAGACTGAGCACCTGCAGCAACAATAGCTGCAATATCTTTGGCTGCCATTGGCAGACGTGTGGTCATTTCAACAATCTGATCTGACATCAATTTATATGCCGGTGTCACTTTTCCGGCTTCGTCTTTTAGACCATCTACAACTTTGGCCACATCTGCCATCGCTGATTCAAAGTCGATTGAAATCTTGACCGGTACTGCCAAAGCAGCAGCTCCAGCACCTGCAATCATGAGTCCTTTTTTGGCAAGTTCATTGGCTTTGCCCATGCGCTGCTGCATCTTTTCATAATTCTTTTGAGCAACTTCATGTTTGCCTAAGGCTTCTTTTTGTTTGTTCAGCTCCATGGTGGTCAGATGAATCTTATTTTTGAGATCCGATTCTTCTTCATTCAGCCGGTCCATTTGAATGCCAGCTTTATTGAACTCCTGTGCCATGCCAGTCAGTTCTTTACTTTGGCTTTTTTGTACTGACATCAGGCGTTTATGTGCAGCTTCAGCACGTGCCAAAGCAGTCACGGTTTCCTGTGCTTCAGGATTAATTTTTAAGGCTTCTTTTAATTCAGCAATGGTCTGTTTGTTTTTGGCCAGTGACTGTGCTGTCTTTTCTGACTGTGAAGTGAGTTGACGAAAGCCTGAAACTTTACGTTGCTGTGACTCTAAATCTTTTAATTCCGAATTGGTTTTCTTTAAGGCATCTGCCATAGATTTTGAGCCACCAATGATTGTTTTGATGGGTCCAGATACTTTGTCAGTAGCGTTGAATAGGACTTCTAATTTTAGTTTTGACATTGGTGGACTCGTTTACACGTTAGTTTGGTGACGCTTCAGCGCAAGGTGATGCCATTTAGTTAATTCGATAATGTCCATGTCATCGTATGCGCTGGGTGGCCAATGAAAGATGCATGCAATATTGGCAATTGCTTCATCTACTTCATCGACCAGTTTTATTGCTGTTCCTCTTTGATCGCTTTCTGCAGATCCTTCGGGTACAAAAAAGTGACCAAGTGACCTCCAAGCTGTGCGAAGTCGACAGGATCCAGTTCAAGCACTTGTTGTGCAGTCAGTGCTGGTGTCGTAACACGTGGTAAAACTTTGATTAATGCGTTTACGTCGTGCTGATAGATGGCTTGTAAACTGACACCGCTGAGTGCTTTCACATTGGGTTTACGAATGGTGATGTGGGTGATTGTCTGACCACCAGATTTGATTGGTTCTTCAAGTGGCACGACTTCTTCATTTGGATTCTTAATCAGTTCTTGATTCTGTAATTGACTTTCAGTCAATGTTTGAACGTTGTCTTGGTCTTGAGTATTCATGTTGCATTCCTAAAAAGTGACAAATTAAAAAAACCTTGCACAAAACGTTGTTCATGCAAGGGTAGGAAAACTTAAATGCCGAGAGCATTACGTTGCTTGGCTAAGCGATCAACACCGTCAATCACTTCTTTGAAGCCTAGAATGTCAATTTCGACTTCAACTTTGCCGTTGACTGTCAGTTTGTAGTACACACAGTTGGTCACGACTTTATGTTCAGTGTCTTCACCTGGTTCAGAATCACCGCCATCAATTTCTTCATGACGACCACGAACCACGACTTCGACTGCATCAACTTCACCAGTGTCATCACGTTGATAAGCACCAGTAAAACGCATGTACACGCCATCGATCTTTTCCATACCGTATTGGCGTAATGTGAGCAGGTCTAAACCACCGAATGTGGATTCAAGCACCAAGCCATCATCAGACATACCCATGTCTGTCTTGACCGTGCCATTCATACCGCCACCACGGTAGTCTTCAGTCTTGCGACCTAATTTAGGTAAAACCACAGTTTTGATTTCACCTAAATAACTTGCACCTTCATTAAAAAGGTTCATGTTCTTGAGTTTGCTAGGTAATCCCATGCGTTAATTCCTTATGCTGTAATCGAAGCAGCGAAATCAGCCAAATAGCTGTCTGTGATGCGCTGACGGAAACGAAGATCTTCAAGCGGTGGCACTGGTGTGTAGTCATAATCAATATTGAGCTGACCATCTTTCAGTGTTTCTTTGCTGTTTGATTCAGGGTCATACCAAGAATCGCCACCCATGAGATAACCAAGACGTGTCCATTCACGCTGTTTTGACTTGATCCCTTCGATCATGTCTGTGACCAATGACGGATGCATTGGTTTATCGATTGCCCACATATGCGCTTCAGCAATCGTATCTGCCATGATTTGTGCAGTACGTGTGTAGTTCTCGAATGGGAATAAAGGATCGTCAGAACAAGTACGTGATCCCCAGAAACGGAAGCCATCTTGTTGAATCAGCGTGGTGATTTGATTGCTATTGAGATAGCCGGCATCCGTTGCAGGGTCTTGTAAATCCCAAGTCACATCTGCATCAATACCAGTGACACCTTGAACGGCAACGTTGGACAGTGTTTTGTGCCAGCCAATTTCATTGTCGATCTTGGCACGTAAGCCCATGGCACATGCCACCGCTGGAACGGTTTCGGTTTGTGCTGTATCGACATTAAACGCCACAAAGTTTGGCCAAATGATCATGAGTTCACGTGAAGCAAATGCATCACGATACGCCACGACTTCTTCTTTGGTTTGACATCCCCATGCATAGGCATAAGCAAAGGCACGAAGTTTTGGTGCAATGGCAGCAAGTTCAGTGGCTACAGGTTGAGTATCCAGACCAGGTGCGCCAATGATACGTGGCTGAACACCTAGCTTGGTTTTTGCTGTGAGTAATGCTTTTAAGCCAGTGTATTTGCCTTGTGCAGTCACTGTACCCACGACATTTGCCGTTTGTGCAGCTTCTTCTGCAGCAGCTGCCACACGAACCACCACACAAAGTGAATTGGTTTGATTGGCCATCGCTTGAAGTGCAGTTTTTAATGTGCCTGATGTGCCAGCTTTGGCCACAGCAGCTTGAATGTTGGTGAGTAGTACTGGTGTATCCAGTGGGAATACAAGTGGATCTGCATCTTCTGCAGTCGCAACTAAGCCCTGAACAGCAGTTGCAATGGTTCGGATTGGTCGGGTGCCTTCATTAATTTCTAAGACACGCAGACCGTGGTGATAATCTGCCATAAAAAAAGCCTGTTATTGGAGGTTTTAATTCAATAGACAGGCTTGCATTAGTTTAAAGCAGTGTTAAGTTTCGGAAATTGTGAAACTAGGTTTATACAATTACAAACTATTTGGCGTTAATTAAAGACATGACATCGGGATTTTGTGCTAAAAACTCAGCCAATTTTTCTTCTGGTGTTACCACTTGCTGAACTTCAGGCTTTTGGATCAGTTCCCACTTAAAGCCATTCCAACGTGGCCATTGATCTTCTTGCCAACTTTCAGGTGGTGCCATCTCGACACAACCTGCAGGGATGGCAAATACACCAGGTTCAAGCGGTGATTCATCTGCCAACGTTTCACCGACGAATAACCCTGAATA